GCAGTCAGTGCAGCAGGGGCATATGACGACACAAGCCGCGGCCATGTACTCGCGAGAGCGCATGGACAAGGCGATGGCGCAGAACAATGCGGTCCGACAACAGGCCGCGTTGCAGCAGCACCAGCAGATGTCGCAGAACCAGCAGCAGCAAATGCAGCGGGAGATCTTGGCAGAGAAGGTGGCGATAGCCGTCAATAACTGGGAACTGGGAATAGTGCGATCGGACCCTCGCTATGCGGCGAAAAAAGCCGCTGTTCAGTCCACGATGATGGCACTCGTCGGAGAGTACGGCCCACCCAAGTCGCCCGAGAACGGCATCCAGATCGCCCAAGAGGCGCTCCGCCGTGTCAACGAGCAGTACAAGGCCTGGTCCCAACCTCAACGAATGCCCACATCGCGCGTCCCGAGCAGCACCGGAAGAACCGCTGGTGTGGCACCCGAGCCTACGTCGCTGCTGGAAGCAGTCAGATTTGCTCGCGAGGGAGCGCCGCGCCTCTAATTCCAGAGGTGCTTAAATGCCTACCTATTCTGCTCCACTGCTCGCGCATATCACTACAGCTGCGCTGGACTACTGGATGAATAAAGGGACCGCCTTCCAGGAGGCGATCCAGGAGAAGCCGCTGCTGGCGGCGATGGAATCCAAGAAGAAGACCTTCCCCGGCGGCAAGGGGAATATCATCATCTCGGTCAAGGGTGACTTCGGCAACACCGCGGCGCCAGGTACCGACGACCAACTGAAAGGCTATCAGTTGGATGACGTGGTAACCTACTATACCCCAGCCAACCTGACCCAGGCCGTGTTCCCGTGGAAGGAGATGCACATCGGTATCATGCTCACGCACAGTGAGCTGAAGACCGATGGAATTACTGTTTCCGATTCCGGCAACATGGACGACACCTCCGAGCACTCCGGCCGCGACGACACCGTGCTGGTCGGACTGTTGCAGGACGCATTGCAGGACGTCAGCGAGCAGTACGCCCGCTGCATGAACAACCTGCTGTGGACCAACGGCGCCACCGACGCCAAAGCTTTGGCCGGCATGGCGGCGTTGATCACCGACGATCCGTCGACCGGCATTGTTGCCGGCATCAACCGGGCGCAGAAGCCGTGGTGGAGAAACCGCGCCTTCACCTCGGCGATGGGTACGGCCGTGACCGGCACGCCGGCATTGTCGGCCTGGGGCGGCGGACCAATCACGTCCAGTGCTGCCAACGGCGGCGCGCTGATCACTCTGCTGCAAAAAGAGTATCGTCAGCTCACCCGCTACGGCGCCAAGCCGAACACTGGCTTCTGCGGCTCCGACTGGCTCGGTGCTTTGGAAGCTGAACTGCGTGCCAACGGTAACTACAGCATGCAGGGCTTCTCCGGCGCCAAGGACGTCAGTGTCGGGCAAATTTCTTATGCCGGCACCGACTTTGAATATGACCCGACGCTGGATCAGCTCGGCAAGAGCAAGCGTTGCTACTGGTACGATTCGCGGGACATCTACCTGGTCGCCATGCAGGACGAGTGGCGCCACCAGCACTCACCGGATCGCGCACCTGATAAGTACGTGATCTACCGCAGCATCACTTCGACCGGGCAACTCTGTGCGCGGCGCCTTAACGGCGCTGTCGTCATAGACATTGTCTGATCGCAAGCGGCTAGGGCGCGCGGGGGAGCGGACACTCCTTAGCGCGTCCTGGTCTTTTCATAGGGAGACAGCATGTCGAAGCAGATCCAATACTGCGCCTGCAAGATCAACCTTGCCGGCCAGAACTGTCACACCGTGATCTATGGCGCACACAACGCGGTGACCTGGCCGGAGATACAAGTGCTCCAAACTTTGCACGGCGACGAGAACGTCATGGACATTATGCCGATCGGCATCGGCGAAGTGTGGCCGACCGAGGAGAAGAACCGACTGATGTCGATCTACGGCCGTGAAGTTGTCGAGCGGTGCTTCCCGGGGCGGGCCTTCCGCATGGACTACATGATGACCGACGAGGTGAACCTGCCGCGCTACGAAGGCGGCGCCATTTCCACCAAGGTTGCGCCAGCGATCACCAACGGCAACGGCGACGACGAGGACGACGACGGCGAGGACGAGGTCGCCAAGGCGGAAGCCCAACTCGAGCCGATCTTCCGGCCGGCCCGCGGCCGGCGGACACCACCGCCACCGGAGCATAAGGACGCCGTCTAGTGCCATTGGGGGTAACGCTGCTGGAACTGCGCCGCGAGCTGCGTGCCGAGACCGGCACGTCGCTCAACCCTGCCCAGGGGATCCAGGCGCAGGATACGATCGACATACTATTGGCCAGACAGCAGCGCGAGCTGTGGGACGCCTACAATTGGCAGCACCTCAAGCTCTGGGTCGACGTGCCGGTTATCGGCGGCCAGGCGATCTACACCTACCCGCCGGAGATGGGGTTCGACCAGATCGTCCACATCTACATCGCCCAGGTCACCAAGGACGATCCGGTCGACGCCGCCAAGATCACTTCGTCGACCGCCTGGACGCCGCTGACCTACGGCATCAAGGCGTTCATGACGCAGCTCGGCCCGACCCGATACGGCAAGCCGGTGCGCTGGAGCAACCGGGTTACGGTCAACGTCGCCGGCCCTGCGCCAGTCACCAACCCGGTCGGTCAGTTCCAACTGCTGCCGACGCCGGAGGATAATGTCTCCAATCCGAAGCAGAGCTACGTGCTGCGGTTTGAAGGCATGGCACCGCTGTCGCCGCTGGTTGCGCCGACCGACAGTTGCATCATCGATTCCAAGGCGATCGTGCTGTTTGCCGCGGCCGAGATGATGGCCGTGCAGAAGAGTGAAGCGGCGCCGATGAAGCTGACCAAGGCGCAGAATTACCTGCGGCGTTTGCTTGCAGATCAAGGCGCCGACAAGCGCACCAACTACAACATGGGCGGCATCTTCCGCGGAGGCTTCGACCCCGACAAGACCCAGCGTAGCGTTCCCTACGTCGACTACATCCCGAACTGATGGAGGGAGTAGTTGCCCTACTTCACCATCACCGACTTCGCTGCCGGTCTAGATCTACGGCGCAGTGAGCTGACCGCTCCCGCAGGCACCCTGCGGTCGATGCGCAATGCTCATGTCACGCCAGGCGGTGAAATTGAAAAGCGCATGGCGTTCGTGCCGTTCTGGTCCTGCGACCCGGCCAGCCGGGGCCTCGTTGAGGTCAACCAGAAGCTCTACGCCTTCGGCCCGAACGGCCCTTACAAAGTAGAACCCCCATCCGGCGTCTGGTCGATCGGCGTGCTCGGGCAGCAAACCACCACGCTGTACGAGATCATCGACTACGATCTGTTCGACAACAAAGTGTTCGTGATCCTGTGGAAGGACGCCGCCGGCAATGTCGGCCGCTACTACGACGGCCTCGACCTGCCGCTGGCGCGCGGCTTCTACTGCCGCACCTACAAGAACAAGATGTACACGGTCGAGCATAGCATCCTCTACTTTTCCGCGATCGGTAACGCCGGCGACTGGTCCGGCATGGCGCCGCCGAACCCGACCAACTTCATCGACCTGTCGATGGGCGATTCCGATATGACCGATTCGGTGGCGCTCGAGGTCTACTACGACAAGCTGGCGATCTTTTCCTCGACCGCGGTGCAGCTGTGGATCATGGATCCGGATTTCACGAAGAATCAGTACGTGCAGACCCTGCGCCAGGCCGGCACCACGGCGTGGCGTTCAGTGATGCAGTACGGCTCCGGTGACGTGATGTACCTGTCGCAGTCCGGCGTGCGCTCGCTCCGCGCCAGGAACTCATCACTGGCTGCGGCGGTGTCCGACATCGGCTCGCCATTGGATCCGCTGCTGCAGGATCTGTTCCGCAGCATGGGCAAGGACTGGATGAGCGGCACGATCGCGCTGCTGCAGCCGGTCACCGGCCGGTTCTGGATCATCATGGCCGGGTCGAAGGACAGCGAAGAAGCGCCGATGACGTCGAAGATCTACGTGCTGTCGGCGTTCCCTGGGCCGAAGATCACCGCCTGGTCGGAGTACGACGCCGGCTTTGTCATCACTGCCGCGTGTCTGCATCAAGACCGGGTGGTGGTGCGCGACGATAACAACACCGTCTACGCCTACGGCGGCATCTCCGATGTCGGACCCATTTATGACGACTGTCCGGTCGAGTTGATCTTCCCATTCCACGCCGGCGAGGGCGTGGCCACCTTCAAGGGCTTCACCGCGCTCGATGCCACCTGCTCCGGCGTGCCGTGGCAGGTGTCGGCCGCGTTCAATGTCGCCGACCCTTCGGTCGAAGACGTCATTGGTGAATTCAACGGCCCGTCGTTCCCGCAGGGCAAGATCCAACTCTTCGGCCACGCCACCCACATGTCGCTGCGGCTGCGGTCGCAGGAGCTGGGGCCGCAGACCCTGTCCAACATGGTGGTGCATTACGCAGGGGCTGAGACCGGATGATCGAGATCACCAACGCCGACCGCGGCATGATCCAGGCCGTCCTCGACAACCTCCGCAGCGACGACTTCGCGGAGATGGACGCGGCCGGCACCGACCTGAGCCTGCTGGCCTGGCAATTGGCCAAGCACAGCACGTTTTCGTACTGCGCCTGGAGCTACGAGCACGGGCCGATCTCGGTGTGGGGAATGGTGCCAAAACGCCAGGGGGTCGCCGCCGGATACGCTTTCGGCACTCCTGAATGGAGCAGAGCCGTGCTACCAATGGCTCGGCAGATACGGGGGTTCGTACTGCCACTATTGGTCGAGCTGGGTATCCACCGGGTCGAAGCGGTGGCACTGCTACGACGTGACGATGTCCGCAGATTTATGAGTTTGATCGGCGCCAAGGCCGAAGGCGTGCTGTCCGGCTATGGCACTGCAGGCGAAGACTTCGTTTCGTACAGGTGGTTGTCTGATGAATATTCCTATCGTCGACCTGCCCAAGCCCAAGCGTTCTGTGCGCACACCGCACATTAACGTCCGCATGGCCGAGGCTAGTGATGCCAAGCAGCTGGCCGTCTTCCTCGGCGAGTTCTTCCATCTGTCAGGCTGGGCCAAGCACCTGAAGTATCACCAGGAGAAAACCGAACGCTACCTAGAGAACGCGGTCGGCACTCAATTCGCTATGTATGTGATCGCGCTGGATACGCTGGACAACAACAAGCTGGTTGGCGTCTGCAGCTACCACGTGTTCGAGGTGTTCTCCGAGCCGATGGGAGTAATGGACGAAACCTACACCATCCCGAAGTACCAGCGCACCGACCTCGGCCGCCGCCTGGTCGACATGGTCATCACGCTCGCCCGCCGCGACGGCTGCAAGGTGATCAACTTCCCGATCTGCTCCGGCATGCCGGAGCAGAACTCGCTGATGAACATGATCGGTCGGCACTTCGGTGGCGAGCCGGTCGGCATGATTTTCACGGTGGTGCTCTGATGGGTGGCAAGGGCAAAGGCGGGGCGCCGCCTGGCGGCGATGCGATCACCTGGGGTCCGCTGGCCCGGGCGAACGGCTGGGGCTGGGACAAGGAGCAGCCCGAGGCTGCGGCGCCCGAAGCGCCGCCGGCCCCGGCAGCGGCAGCCACCGCCGCGCCCGAGCAGGCTGCGGTGCAGGAGCAGGCCACGCCCGCGGCGGCCGGCCCGCAAGGCCCGATCGGCGAGCCGACCCCGCCAGGCCAGGCGACCGGCGGCAGCATCAACACCACGCAGGACACCGGCGGCAGACTGGCGCAGGCGATCACGGCGGCGCCGTCGATGTGGACTGACCGGCTGAAGAAACAAGGCACTGACAGCATGACAACGACCGGACAGGTGTAACCATGCCGTGGAACGACATAGGCGGTAATTACCATTGGGGATCCGAGCCAGGCTGGACAGCAGTGCCGGAGCCGGCACCCGAGCCACCGCCGCCGTTAAACCTGCCGATGGCGCCGGCACAGATGGCGCCACCGGCGCCGGTGGCGCCGCCAGTGGCACCGGCCGCTCCCGCGGCCGCGGCGCCGGTCGAGCCGCTCGGGCCGGCGATCCCGGCCGGCGGACCGATCGTCAGCAAGCTGCAGCCTGGCGGCGGCCCGCCGCAATCCACCGGCGCTCTCCTGGCTGGGTCGCTGCTGCCGCCGCCGTCGATTTGGGCAAATCCATCGCAGAAGCCGGCGACCACGCCTGGCAGCATCAGCACAACCAGATAGGTGGGCCATGCCATACAGGGTCTATGACGGTTACGGATCGTGGACGGAACAGCCGGACACGATCTATGACGGCTACGGTTCATGGATAAGAAATCCAGCCCTGCCGCCCGAATACGACGGCTACGGCGGCTTCTGGAACAAGGAGACCGATCCAAACTGGATCGCGCCGCCCGCGCCGGAAGCGCCCGCGCCGGTAGCGGCGCCCGCACCAGAGCCAGCACCAGCGCCGGTGGCGCCGCCGATCGTCGCGCCTGCCGCCGCCGCACCGGCGGCACCGGCCGCACCGGCAGTCGACCCGAACGCGCCGCTCGGGCCGGCGATCTCGGCCGGCAGCCCGATCAGCAGCGGCAGCAAACTGCAGACCACAACCGGCGACAAGTTAGCGTCATCGCTGCTGACGCCGCCATCCAATTGGGATTCCTACGGCAAGCCGAAGTCGGGCGCGTCCGGCAGTCTCAGCGTAACCAAGTAGGGGGCCAGCATGGGCGGCAAAGGCGGCGGCGGACAGCAGTACTACCAAGAGCCGCTCGACAAGTCGGGCAACGCAACCTTGGAAGAGGCGCAGCAAACACTCGCCAAAAAGGCGCCGCTCGACATGACCGGCTACCAGTCGAACATCAACGTCAAGAAAGCGGCCGCCGATGCCACGGCGAAACCAGAAGACACTTCCAAGCCGGATACCACGACCGCACCGGCCGAGGGTGTGTCCGGCACCGAGACCACCAAGGACAGCACTGGAAACATTGTTGCCAAGTCGGTGCTGACGCCGCCTGGCTTCTGGGCGGACTACAACAAGACGGCGCCGGTCGATCCAAACGCGCAAGTATGAGGTGAGCACATGGGCGGTAAAGGCGGAAGCGGACCATCGAACAATCAAATGGTGCAGCTGGAGATGCAGCGCGCCCAGGAAGCTCGCGACAAAGAGAACGAACGCCAGGCTCGGCTCAACCAGGGCAAGACGGCGATCGACAGCATCTTTGGCAACGATAACTTCGGCGACAGCTTCTACGAGAAATATCGCAAGGCCGGCCTCGACTACACGCTGCCGCAGTTGCAGAGCCAGTACAAAGACGCCTCGCGCACTGCCGAGTCCGACCTGGCGCGGGCCGGGTTGCTGCGATCCGGCGCCGCCGGCTTTGTGCAGAACAAGTTGACCGAGCAACAGGGCGTCAACGAAGCGGCGCTACGGGCCAAGGCCGACACCGACACGGCTGAGTTACGCAAGTCAATCGCCGCTCAGCAGCAGCAAGCCTACAACCAGCTCTACGCCACCGAAGACCCGACCGTCGCCGCCAACACGGCAGCGACATCTGCCGGCAACGCGCAGTTGCAGCAGCCGAACCCGGGTGCATTGGGCGACATGTTCAAGCCGATCGCCATTGGATTAGGCTCCGCGGTCGCGCCGGCGATCGGAGAGTATCAGGCTAACAAGGCACTCACCGCCAGGACCGGCCGCGAATCTGGTTCAGGACAGGTAACGAGCTAAACCATGTGCGACCCAGTCTCGATCATCGGCCTCGGCTTCAGCATCGGCATGTCGATGTACAACATGCAGCAACAGCAAGACATGGCCTCGCAGCAAAATGCTGCCAACGATCAGTGGGTCGCATACCAACGCCGCCAATCGCAGGAGTACCTGAAGCGTGACGAGCAGTTGCGGCTCAATGCCGAGGCTGCGCGCAGCGGCTCGCTCGAGGAGCTGGACGCCAAGAAGCAGACCGCGGCACAAGAGGACGAAGCCACGCGCCTGACCAAGGCGCTGACGCCGGAAGACATCGCCAACCAGGCCGAGGGCGATCCCAACGCACTGGCGTCAGCGATGTTCTCCGGCCAGGAGCACGGCTCCGACGAGATGAAGACGGCGATCCAGGGCCATATCCAGCAGGCGGCGATCGAAGCGCGCAAGCGGATCGCGGCGCTCGCCAACGTGCAGTCCTACGGTGGCTCGCAGTATGGCCTGACCAACCGCGCCAACAGCATCTTCAACACCGCCGGCCAAGACATCCGCCTGGCTGGCAATGAAAGAGCAGGTCAACTGTCCGCCTACAACGTCGCCAAGGCGGTCGAGCCGATCAAGATTTCACAATACAGCGGCGGCGCAGCTGGTGGCCTGGCGCAAGCCGGCGCGCAGATCGCCGGGACCGGCCTCGGCAACGCACTAGCTACGAGCGTATGAGGGCGTCATGGGATCGGAATTTCTCACCTACCAGCAGGATCCATCCTGGGGCAGCCTGGCGACTAACATCGCCAAGAGCATCACCGGCGCGCCGAAGGCGGCGCTGGATCAAAAGCTGACGGTCGAGCACATCGTCGCGCTGCGGCAGAAGCAGGCGGAAGACAAAGCCAAGTTCGACGCCGCCGTAGCGGCCGGCAACACCGCGGCCGATGCGATCGCCACCGCTGGGCCGCCAGAGACCACGCGCAATATCCCGATCGAGCGGCAGGGGCCGTCGAACCCGGACGACCCGAACACGCCGCTCGGTGAGGTGTTTCTGCCGCCGACCGTCTACCAAGAGAAGTACGTCGATCCGAAGGTGGAAGCCCGCTACAAGGCCGAGCTGCCGTTCTACCAGGCGGTCGCCCGGGCGCAGGCGCACCAAGGCGCCGGCGACCTGCCAGGTGTTTATGCGAAAGGCCGCGTCGGCTTGAGCGGCGTGCCGTCCGACCCCGAAGAACAGAACCGGCTGCAATTCCAGACCACCGGCCGGTTCCGCACCGGCGAAGAGAAAAGCGTGCCGGCCAATCACACCCTCGCCGTGATCGGCCTTGACGGCCAGCCGACCGGGCAGCGGGTCACCACCAACAACAACAAGACCGAGTTTGGTACCAACCGTCCGCTGTTTGGTCCGGGCGGCGCGGTGCCGGAAGGCCACACGCTCGCCACCACCGGACCGACCGACCCGACGCCGAAAGTCGGCAAGGACGAAGCACGGCAACGACTGGCGGTGTTTGCCAAAAGCGGAGCGCCGCCGACGCCGGCGCAGGCGGCACAGATCGAGCAGTTGGTCAGCATCGCCTGGCCACCCGAGCGCGTGGTGGAAAAAGTTGGCGATCGACAGGTCGTCAAACACGTCCAGAAAGAGCCGATCCCGCCGTGGGTGGTCAGGATGATGCAGCCCACGGCTGCGCCGGCAGGTACTGCCGCGGCAACGACAGATCCGGCGGCGGCGACAGCGGCAGTCGACCCCAACGCCGACCGTGTGATCGAGACCCAGCCAGGCTCGGCGATCGAGCTGCGCAAGGAATACGCTTCGCTGCCGGAGATCAAACGCTATGCCAACACGGCCGTGACCTGGAACTCAGTTATCGAATCCGCCTACACCGGCAACAAGGCGGCCGACCTCGATATCGTCTACGGCTTCATCAAGATGATGGACGACCTGACCGGCGTCCGCGAAGGCGAGACCAAGATGGTCGGCCAGGTCGGCAGCTGGGAAGAGCAGATCCGTACCCTGAAAGGCCAGGCCACCGGCGAAGGCCTCGACCCGGTGACCAGGGTCAACATCATCAAGACCATGCAACAGCACATGGGCGGGATCAGGGATGCGGCGCTGGAAAAGGAAAAGTTCTACGCCCAGTCGGCGGCCGACAGCGGCCTGGCGCCGAGGGCCGTGCTCGCGCCGCTGATGCCGATGAAGCCGTTCGACGAAGCCAGGGCGCTGGCGGTGCGCGGTGTCACGGCACCAGCCGCCACCGGCGGACGGCGCGGCGCAGCGGCACCTGCGACTGCACCGCCGCCGGCATCGACAACAGTTGAACAAGGCACCGTTCTATTCGGGAGATAGCTGTGGCCGAGACCATAGAAGACCTGGTGAAATGGGGCCAAGAGAACCAGCACCTGAAAGGGACGCCTGAATACGACGCCGTGGGTGAGCGGTTCAAACGGCTGCGGGATGGCGCCGGCGGCGGCCCGCCGACCGCACCAACCACCGAAACGCTGCCCGAGATAACTGTCAAACCAAACGAACCGCCGCCGGAAACCGGACCAGTCGCGACCCCGCCGCAGGGCGCGCCGGCCGCACCGGCCGCGCCAGGCGATCCCTATTCCTTCTACAACACCGCGGCGCGGATCGGCGGCAGCGCGCTGACCGGCATACCCGACCTGGCGATCGCGCTCGGCAACGCCGGATCCCGGGCCGGGATATTTCCTGAGACCAAGATCCCCTACCTCGGGCCGATGGCGCTGAATGCGGTCGGCGCCGAGCCACTACCGGCCGATGCCAGCACCACCCGGCAACTGCTCGAGGGTGGTGCCAGCGCCCTGCTCGGTGGCGGCGGCGCGGCGATCGCTCGCGGCATTGCCGCGGCACCGACCGCCCTGCAGGCGATCCGCGCCGCGCTGACCAGGCTTACCGGCAGCACCGTGGCGCCGACGGTTGCGTCACACTACGGCAGCCAGGTCGGCGAGGCAGCCGGCAGGGCCGCCGGCGTCGACCCGGAGACCAGCGCGCTATTCGGCGCGATCCTCGGCGGCGGCGCGGCCGGTGGCGCCGCTCCCGGCCGGCAGAGCTACATCGACTGGAAGTACCGCGGCATGGGTGGCCCGAATGCGGCGGCAACCGCCGCCGCAGCGCGCACCGAAGGCGTCCAGTTGCCAGCCAGTGCGCTCGGCAACGATACCATCCGCATGCGCGAGAACTCCTACGCCAACCGCTACGGCTCGTCCGGCTTCACCCAGGACCGCCGCATGCAGGCGCGCGACCAGACCGGCGCCGCCTTAAACGACGCGATCGATGCCAGGGGGTCGCTCAATCCGACACCAACCACCGGCGACATCGGCGCCGCGGTCGGCGATATCGCCCGCACCAATGCCGACGACCTGAGAACGCGGGTATCCGCACCGCAGGAAGCCCTGGCCCAGCAAGTCGGGCCGGGCGCCATCGGCGACTGGCAGCCGGTGCTAGACGCGCTGCGGCAGGCCGCGGGCCAGACCGATCCGATCACGGCACGACCATTGGAGACCCGCGCCAACGCGATCGAGGGCCGGTTCCCGCGCGATCCACAGACCGGCGCCATCCTCAACACCAACGCCACCTACAACCAATTGCGCGACTTCCGCAGCGGCACCCGGATCGCCGGCGAGGGCATGGATCCGATCCCGAGCCGCTACGCCGGCGACGTCGAAGCCGCTGCCACCCGCGAGATGCGCGGCACCGCCGTCAATCAGGGCGTGACCCCAAACATGTTCGACCGTACCCAGGAACGCTACGCCGCAGCTATGGGTGAGGGCGGACCACATGAGCAGCTCACCGGCGTGGCCGAACGAGCCGGCACCAATGCCGCGTCCGGCTACAACTACCTCAAGCAAGGTGAGCAGGATCCGGCTCGGCTGCGCATGCTGGAAGCCACCAGCCAGCCACAGCAGCGCGGCCAGGGGCCGTCGCCGCTCGACCAGACGCTCGGCGACTACCTGCGCTATATCGGCAACCAAACCATCAATAGCCGGAACCAAGGCGCCCCGGGACCGCGGCAGTTCGCCACCCGGATCGAGAACATGATGCCGGAATCGCTCGACGTCTTCGGTGGTGCGCAGCGCGACCGGATCGAGCGGCTGGCATTGATCGCGCGGTCGCTGAACGCGCCAACCCGGCAAGGTGGTCTCGGCCAGACAATGGGCAATATCAACCAGGGGATCCCCGGCGCATTGACCGCTGGCGAAGTAGGCCATTCGATCGGCAGCGCGGCCAGTGCCGCGACCGGCGTTCCTGGCGGCGGCACCGCGGGGCGGGTGGCCGGCTATTCGCTCGGCCCAATCCGCCGCGCGATCGGTGGCCGGACGATGCAGTCGCCGACCGCATTGAACGCGCTGGAGGGCCGGCCATTCCAAAGCGACTACAGCATCGCTGACCTAGCCGCAGCGATCACTGCCGCCTCGGCGGCAGCATCCGGGCCGGGCGGGCCACCACTAGCGGGGCCGCGACGCTAATGGCCTACATGGATGACCAGGCGCTCGAGCGCGAGAAGAGCAAGCAGGCGATGATCGCCGGCAAGCAGCCGCTGCTCGGCGATGACACTTCGCGTGCGCTGCACGCGCTCGGCGTCAACCTGGGCGTGGTGCCACCCGGCACACAGCCCAGCCAGATGACCCAGTTACTGGAGAGCCTGCTCAAGGGGCCTAACGCCAAGAGCATCCACGTCGACGAGCAGAAGCCGCTGCAGGTGCAGCCGCTGGTCGGCCAGGTAACCTCGTCGCTGCAGCGGCCGGCCCAGGCCGATGACAGCATCGGCGAAACCATTTCGGGCGGCTTCAGCGCCGCCAAGGACAAGGCCCTGCAACAGAAGCTGCAAGCGCAGCAGCAGGTGAAGCCGCCGACCCCACCGCAGATGCCGCAAGCACCGGGGGCGCCCCCGGCACCGGGCGCCAACCGCGCCAGGCTGTCCGGCAAGGTGCCACTGAGCAAAGTCAACGACCTGGCCGGCGTCGACCCGCAGGTGGTGCAGGCGGCCAAGGAATGGGCGCAGCTGTACAACGAGAAGGGCGGGCCGCACACGGTGCAGTTCACCTCCGGCAAGCGTGAGGGTGACCCGCGCGAGCACGGCCGCGGCAACGCCTTCGACATGCAGTTGATCGATAAGAGCACGGGCAAGGCGCTGGAGAACTACCGCACCAACGACCCCAAGACCTTCGCCGCCTACCAGGATTACGCCAACGGATTCCATCAGTACCTGGAAGCCAACCATCCAGACCTGGCCAAGCGGCACCGCTGGGGCGGCTACTTCTCCGGCGATCGATCGCAATACGGATCGCTCGACCAGATGCACCACGACTTCGCCGGCGACCGGATCGGCATGGCCGGCGGATCCTGGAAGGATGGGCTGTCGCCACAGCAGGCCAAGCTATTCCCCGGGCTGAACCCGGGCGGCGGCCTGGCTGGCAAGCCACCGATGGCGCCAGGCCGGCCGACGCTCGCTGCGCCGACCGCGGCCGCCGGTCCGCACGCCGCCGGCGTGCCGGTGGAGCTGACCGAATGGGTAGCCAAGAAGGAGAACTTCACCAACAAGGCGTTCGCCGACTACGGCACCACCAACATCGGCTACGGCACCGCCGCGAACGGCCGCACCACGATCGACGAGCCGACCGCCCGGGCCGAGATGAACGCCGAACTGAGCCGGCACCTGGCGACGATCGATGCGCTCAACCCCAACACCCCGCCGGCGATCCGCAACTCGCTCGCCTCGCTCGGCTTCAACACCGGCGGCGCGGCGCTGAAAGGCACCGGCCTGGCGGACGCGGTCAAGCGGGGCGACTGGAAGCAGGCCAAGGAGATCTTCGTCCAGTACGACAAGGTCACCGACGCATCCGGCGCCAAGAAGCCGCTGCACGGCCTGACCATCCGCCGCGGACAAGAAGCGCAGGCGTTCGACAACCCGAACTATTACAAGGATCCCAAGGCTGGGACGACCGCGGCCCAGGACTGGGGCGGCAAACAGGATCCAGCGGCGACACCAAAGACACCAGCTCCGGCGCAAGCTCCCGCCCAGCCCCCGCAAGCTGAAGCGAAACCTGCGCCGGCTGCGGCTCCGGCGGCGGCACCCACGCCAAGTGCGCCGTCGCCGGGTGCTGCCGCGATCGCCGCGACCGAGCCGGAACAATTGTTGCCAGAAAGTTCACAGGACGTTCCGGCGGCTGCACCCATGACACCTGTGACACCTGCTCCTGCGGTGGCAGCCCCTGCTGCACCCGCGGTGGCAGCGGCGCCGGTCAAGCCCCCGGCGGCGCCGCCCCCTGCGCCGCCGCCGGTCGCCAAGCCGGCGCCGCCAGCGCCGCCCGCGGTCAACCCGGCACACGCGTTGCTCGACACCAAGGTGATCGAGCTGGTCAAGCGCGGCGACCCCAGCAAGGTCAGTCAGGTGCCGGACTTCATCGGCAACAAGACCCTGCGCGAGGCGCTGAACACACCCTTCGTCGGCAGCCAGATCGCCGCCGGCGTGCAGCCCTACCTGCCGAAGATGGGCATCACCCAGCAGCAGTTCGACGCCGCGGTGAAGGAGGGCGCGCCGAAGCCGGCAGCGGTGGGCAAGCGCAGCGACCTCGACCTCGGCACCTCGGGTGCCACCGACTTCAGCGCCAGCAAGCGGATGGCACCGGCGCCCGCGGTGGATCCCAACGCCCCGACACTCGACCCGCTGCAGCAGAAGCCCGTGCAGAACGAAGACGGCTCAATCTCGACCGTGCGAACGATCGGCGTGGAGGACCAAGGCAAGGAGGTCAACATTCCTACCGTGCCGGCCGAGGGCGGCCGCGTAATGTCTGACGCTGACGCGCGCCAACGTTACGTAGAAACCGGCAACCATCTCGGCAAATTCGACACGGTCGAGCAGGCCGGCGCTGCCGCGGAGAAGCTGCACCAGGACGAGGCGGCACGCATCAGCGAGCAGCCGAAGGGCCAGCAGCCGGCAATGACGCCGGAGATCGCCAAGGCCCTGACCGATGTCTACAAGGACGAAAGCCGGGTTGCGCCGGATATGCCAGCCCCGCCGGCCGATGCCATGCCGGTGCTTCCGGCGCAGCCTGCCACGCCCGCCGGTGGCGCCGCCGGCGGGCTGTCTCTAGCGCCCCCAGGCTTGAGTTCGATTCCCACCGGATCGATCCCGGGCCAGGGCGCCAGTCAGGGCGGCAGCATTGCCTTGGCGGGGATGCTGCCGCCTATTGAGAACGCCACCTATTCGTCGCCGCTGCTCAATCAGACAGCTGCGTCCGGCGGCATGGTCGGCGGGCTGTCACCGATCTCGCCGCAGGTTCTCGGCGGCTGGGGCTGGGGCGGCGGCAACATCGGTGCCGGCCTCGACTGGGGTGGCGGCGGTGGTGGCGGTGGCTTTGACTTCGGCAGCGGCGGATTCTCTATGCCGATCGGCAGCACCGGCGGCTGGTAACTCAATCCCGGTCATGCTCCGTTACATAGCAATCGAAGCATTGCTCATGACCTAGCTGCTGCTCCTCCTCGTCGAGCAGCTCGCGGCAGTCGATGCACCGCGCGCACTGGCATTCATCTGGTGATGGCACCTCGTCACGGTCGAGGCGGTCGTTACTGCGCTCACCAATAACCTTGTCGCAATCCTCACAGTGCTCGACGTCAGGGTCATGCATGACCAGCATATGGTCGGCATCATTGTCGCTGTCACTCATACTGACACCTCTAACGGTGACCAGACACCACCGTGCCGGTGCTCTGCATCGGCACGCACCGTGTGACGTAACCCAAGTCGGTCGTCCTCGACGCCTCGAGGCACGCCTCTTTGCTTGGGTAGCCGGTGATCGCCCAGACCGATCCTATTAGGAGAACCCACATCATCCTGACATCGTTTCATCTTCGTACTCGGACGCCATCGTATTCGCCCGCGCGCGCCGCACCTGAGCGTTGTGCAGTGCATGACCGAGCCGCGACAACGTCGGCCAGCGGTGCTGAAACAGCTCGCGGATGTGGTGCGGCGTGGCCTCGCACAGGTAACTGGCGAGCAGGTCCGACAGCGCCTCAGATGCGAACCGCTCATCCAAAACCGGATCTGTGGGTAAACATGTCACAACTGTTTAGACCGCCCAAAATTTTTTTGCATTTTTGAAGCTTGACCCCGGCGGCGCTACACATGCACGCCGCCGGAGCCAACGAGGTCAAGCCAACAACAGCCGCTGCTTCCGACGGCGATGCAGCCCAACCAAGCCAAACATCCCCGCGATCAAGGCGGGAAGTCCGGTACCGACCGCCGGCAGCGGCACCGCCGCAACCTGCGGCGCCACGTCGATGCGGAAGTGCTCAAAGTCAGTAATGCTGCCGCCGACAACCCGGAAATCGACATCCCAGATCCGCTCGCCGTCGATGGCTTTCAAGTCGAAGCCATTCTGGCCGCTCTTCAGAATGCTGCTGAACAGGAAGTCCTGAAAGCTGCCGTCTGCTTCCAAGGCCGTCGCACGAATAAGCAGGGTGCCTGTTCCGACGATGGAGAAGATGTCCCGCGTGGTGGTAATCTGAGTGAGGTTCGTGCTGTCGAACACCGTGATATCAAGCTCGCTGGTGTTCACGATCTTGATGTCATTGCCATTTGCTGATCCAGAGAACAGACCAGACAGTATGCCGCCGTCAGGATTGAAGGCCGAGCGGTCCAAGAACCGTACGACCTCATTGTTTTGGCCGTTGAGGCGACCAAGGATCAGTCCAGAGTTAGCGATACTGCTGAATATCACGTTGTTGCCGGTGCCACCGATCCCGGTCTCGTCGAGCAAGATGGTGGCCTTAGCAGGCACAGTCAGTAGAAGCGCCGCCACGGCGGCGCCGAGCAGTTTATTCATTGGGGTGGTTCCTCTGTTGGGATTACGTCCGGTTCAACTTTGATCTTAGCCTTGGCTTTTGCATAGGCCTTTTTGTTCTGCTTGCCGCGCTTATCCGCCGAATGTGGATCGGTCTTCTCCGCGATCTGATTGCGAATACGATAGATTTTCGCATCCTCCAGCATCAGTTCGCGCAATTGGAATTCCGGGTCCATCGGCCGACTATAACTCAACTATTTTGGGCCGCAACGCTTGCTTACTCAAAAAGGTTGGGTTAGCTGTGGGTCATGGCAACTTTACGCACCACAGCTGAAATCATCACCGCGCTCGGCGGCATCGAGGCTATGGCCGAGCTGACCGGCACTTCGGAGAACGGCGTCTACAACTGGCGGGCGGGAAAGCAATTCCCCGCAGACACTTACCGGCTACTTAAAGATGAGCTGAAGGAGATCGGCCACGATGCGCCGGACCATCTATGGCCTATGCGACAAGCTCCAAAAAAGGCGGCGCGAAGGTAATGCATTCGCCGCCAAGCTGCTGCGCCACATAGTGTATCCGGCGCAGCAGCGATCTTCCTACCAGACCATAACAGAGGACCATCCCATGAATGCACCGAGACAAGCCCAAGCACGCCCACTACCCGACATAGAGAACGACCACCGCGTGGCGGCGCTCGCCAAGGTCACGCAGATGCATGACGATTTGATTTCCGCAAACGCGGCCATCCAGCAATACCGCATCGACCTCAACCGCGAGCATGACCGCGTGCAGATGATGGTCGAGGAACGCGATCGCTACCGCCACGAATCGTTACGGCTGCACAAGATGCTGGTCGAGTTGACCACGCAAATGGCTAATATCGGACTACTGACCAGGCGCGCCGAGGACTTCGTCGCCAGCGTCAACGAGCTGGACCGGGCGCCGACGCCGACCACCGCGGCACTCGACGAGCTGGCCGCCGACCTCGGCACCAAGCAGCTGGAGAAAGTCCATGACTGAAGTCTTCAAGGTCATCAAAGGCGAACTCGACCCGGACGTCTCACTGAAAGCGGGATGGGCCGCGTTCGCCGGCTGCCTGCGCGAAGCCGGATCCGGCGAAGACCAAATCAGCGCCATGCGGTCGGCCTACTTCATGGGCGGCGCGCAGGCGTTCATGAGCATCGACGCGGCGGCGAAGATCGGCATGGCCGAGCTGTCCGCGGTCATGAACCAGATGTTCAAGGACGTAGACGAGGAAATGACGCGCAACGCATCAGCACTGCTGCAAGACACTCAGGGGAGCGCCTGATGGCCTGGAAACCGGAGGTGCGCGTCCACAACGACCCGAAGTGGTACGACAACGCGGTCCGCTGCGAAACCGAAGCCGAAGCAATGGCTTACGCCAAAGACCTGGAAGCGCGCTGGACCTCGGCACGGGAAGTCCGCGCCGTCGAGTGCGAGGATCCAGTGAACGGCCACTGGGTCAAGGGCAAGTGGAAGTGGAACGAGGACGTGCGCTGATGAGCGGCGTGATCTTCAACCCCGACGGCACGATCTCGCGCCAGCGCAAGCAGCGGTGCAAGGACTGCGGCGCGATGTGGGAGTGCGACATCTGCTGGGAGCATGTGCGCGACTGGTCGCCGTTCGTTGTCCTGCACTGCTTCATTTGCCGCATGCCGCAGGCCAGGTTCGACGGCGGCGGCAGCGCAATGCTGTGCGAGTGGTGCGGCGCCGACGAGGCGGAATTCTCAACCAAAACAAGGCCGGCAAAATGAGCCAACCCTGGACCCACACCGCCATGTTCAGACCAGCACACCCCCGCATCGACGAGCACTACGTCGAGCCATTCTGGGTCAGCGAACGGTTGTTTGAAGAAGAGAAGTTCAAGGGCCGAATCTACGACCCTGCTTGCGGCTTCGGCCGGATTGTCGTCACAGCATTAAGACGCGGTTTTGACGCCTACGGCGCCGATTTAGTCGATCGTGGACGCGAACCGCAACGAGAACTCTATTTTTGCGGTTACACACCCGAAGATTTCTTCGACCATGAAAGCGTACACAATAACATCGTGTCGAACCCGCCGTTCGACAGGTTTGAAGAGTTCACCAAACACGCACTAGCCCGCACAACCGACAAAGTGGCATTGATCATGCCGACTGCGCGGCTCAACGCCGCCCGCTGGCTATATGACACGCCACTGCAGAGTGTGTGGCTGCTGACCCCGCGGCCGTCGATGCCGCCGGGGCATGTCATTAAAGCGAACGGCAAGGTGGGCGGCGGCAAAAGCGATTATTGCTGGCTGGTATTCAAACATGGGTACAGCAGCCACCCAGAGTTGAAGTGGATGCGCCGCGATGTCCCATGAAAAGGAGATGTACGCGGCGCTGACTGAAATCGAACGGCAGCTCAATATCGGCATGCGCGAGCTTATGCGCCTGGCCGACAAAAACGAAAAGTTACGCACAGCTTTACGCGAGATCGCCGCCCTGCACGATGTCGACGCCGACCAATGCATGATGATAGCGATGCGCGCACTGGAACAGGACTAACGGAAGAGTATGGTGGTGACTTCACGTATCAAACGGATAACGAGGCCCACCATGCCGCCAGTGCGGTTCGTCTATCTGACCATTCCCCAACGCGACACCGTCGTCCTCAACGTCAACACCGGCGACGTCCACGCCCGCTACCGGGTCAACCGCGAGCAACTATTCCAACTCAACAAGCAAATCGTCGAGATCCTGACCACGAACAAGTTCGACGAGGACGGCACGCAGCTGGTGCTCGACCTGGAAAAGGCTGCTAGTCTTTAAGCGTTCACGACGATCCCTTCGACTTGATGGCGCCGCAGGTAGGCTTCAAACGCCTGCTGCGCCGTCATTTTCTCATGCACCCGATCGAGCTTCATCTGGTCGACTGTGTCGGTTGCCAGACAGACACGGACGACCACCGGCTTAGTCTGGCCGGAACGATATAAGCGAGCGATCGTTTGCTCCCACAATTCTGGTGACCAGGTCGGAGAGATCCAGGCCATGTCGCAGCCGCCGTGTTGCAGGTTCAAGCCGTGGCCGCCCGATGCCGGGTGCAGTGCCATGAACGGCAGCTTCCCCTCATTCCACTGGGTGATGAATTGATCCGATTCCTTGTTGGTGACCCCGTCACCGAGGTACGGCAAATCCTGGCCGAGCAGCCGGCGCAGCATTTCCAGATCCTCGCGATATTCGTAAACGAACAGAGTAGGCCCCGCGGCACTCTCGATGATGTCGTTTGCCCACTGCTCCTTCTCCGGGTGGATACTGAA